GAAACATGTTGCTTCACCATCTTTACGGACATCTGAGCCAGCGTGTGCCCTATGGTGGCTACTGGCAGGAAAGAACAATGAAGATTCTTCGCTATACATCTCTGTGCTAACCTTCCTCTTATTTCTTAAGGGGAAAATTATGAAAAATATATTGTTCGCTTTAGCTATTTTGGCAATATCTGGCTGTGCCAGCATGCAAGAAATGCGAGAAACTAAGCCAATACTTGCTTCTTCAAGCGATAAGCCACCTAATTTATTAGCTCAGTGTATATTACAAAAATGGCAGCAACAAACTGTGTTTAACGTTTATATGCAACCGCATGGAAACGGTTTTACTGTTTATCTAGACGGCCAATGGGAAGTTGCTGATATAGAACAAGTTGGCAGTAATTCAAAAGTGTTGCTGTATAAAAAAAGCTCAATGTTTGATGCCCCATATAAAAAGTATGATGATTGGGTGAATGATTGTCTTTAAATAAATGATCGCAACTAAGCCGCTTCGATAGCGGCTTTTTTATTCTCGGAGATAAAATGAACGAAATAATGACTCAAATTGAATTGAGTGGAGTATTAGGAAAGATCTTTGGGAAAAAACATCAACGTATAATTTCAACCCCACTTGAAGCTGGTAAAGCTTTAGCTGCAACCATCAAAGGTTTTGAACAATACATGATAAGCAGCAAGAGTCGGGGTTTGACCTATGCAATATTTAAAGATAAAAAAAACATAGGAATAGATGATCTAGGTTACCCGGTTACAGGGGAGGTAATTAGAATCGTCCCCGTTATTATTGGTAGTAAAAAGGCAGGGTTATTGCAAACTATCCTTGGTGTTGTGATTGTGGCCGCAGCTGTTATTTCCGGACCAGTGGGTTTGGCTGCATTATCAGGAGCCCAAGCGTTTAGCATTGGAGCTATTGGTGCTTCGATGGCTTTAGGTGGAGTTATCCAAATGCTTTCTCCTCAGCCTACTGGGTTAGCCAGTAAACAGAGCGCAGATAACCGCGCATCCTACGCTTTCGGTGGAGTTACAAACACTGCAGCGCAGGGCTATCCGGTACCGCTCCTTTATGGACGGCGGCGGATAGGCGGGGCGATTATTTCCGCCGGAATTTACGTCGAAGACCAGCAGTAAAAATAAACCTTTCATTCTGGCCACCCTCCGGTGGCTTTTTTTATGGGCGCTATATGGCACACGCTACCGTAATCAGAGGCCGCAAGGGCGGCGGTTCTAAATCACGCACGCCTACCGAACAGCCTGACGATCTTCAGTCAGTTGCAAAGGCTAAAATTTTGATTGCGCTGGGGGAGGGGGAATTCTCAGGACAGTTAACCGGCAGGGACATTTACCTTGATGGTACCGCGATTGAGAATGCTGACGGCACGCAGAACTTTAGCGGTGTTACCTGGGAGTTTCGTGCCGGCACCCAGGCGCAGAAATACATTCAGGGAATACCCGGTACCGAAAACGAAATCAATGTGGGTACAGAAGTTTCCAGCTCGATTGCCTGGACACGTACATTTACCAATACCCAGTTGTCAGCCGTTCGCCTGCGCCTGAAGTGGCCCTCGCTTTTTAAACAGGAGGATGATGGCGATCTGGTGGGAAATTCAGTCAAATATGCAATTGACCTGCAGACCGACGGCGGCGCATGGCGGACTGTACTGAATACCAGCGTAACCGGGAAAACAACCTCAGGTTATGAGCGCAGCCATCGAATCGATCTCCCTCAGGCGGGCAGCACCTGGACAATTCGCCTTCGAAAAATCTCTGCTGATGCAAACAGCGCGAAGATCGGCGATACGATGCTGCTGCAGAGTTTCACCGAAGTAATCGATGCCAAGCTGCGCTATCCGAACACCGCGCTACTGTATGTAGAATTCGACTCAAGTCAGTTTAATGGCTCCATCCCGCAGATTTCCTGCGAGCCGCGTGGGCGCGTAATCCGCGTGCCGGATACCTATGATCCGGAAACCCGCATCTATAGCGGTACCTGGACGGGCGCTTTTAAATGGGCGTGGACCGATAATCCTGCCTGGATATTTTATGATCTGGTTGTATCTGACCGGTTTGGTCTGGGGCACCGACTCACTGCGGCAAACATCGATAAGTGGACGCTGTATCAGGTGGCTCAATATTGCGATCAGAAAGTGCCAGACGGTAAGGGCGGCAGTGGAACCGAGCCACGCTACACCTGTAATGTGTATGTGCAGGATCGCAATGAGGCTTATACGGTATTGCGTGACTTTGCCGCCATATTCAGAGGTATGACTTACTGGGGCGGTGATCAAATCGTCGCGCTGGCTGACATGCCGCGTGATGTGGATTACAGCTATACCCGCGCTAACGTCGTTGGCGGTCGTTTCGCCTATTCGAGCAGCACCACTAAAACCCGCTACACCACTGCGCTGGTTTCATGGTCCGATCCTGATAACGCCTACGCCGATGCTATGGAGCCTGTCTTTGAGCAGGCACTTGTTGCGCGGTACGGCTTCAATCAGCTTGAAATGACGGCTATCGGCTGCACCAGGCAGTCAGAAGCGAACCGAAAGGGGCGCTGGGGTATTCTGACCAATAACAAGGATCGCGTTGTGTCGTTTGATGTCGGGCTGGATGGAAACATTCCGCAGCCCGGTTACATCATCGCCGTGGCTGACGAAATGCTGTCTGGCAAGGTTATGGGTGGGCGCATTAGCGCCGTCAACGGCAGGGTTATCACTCTGGATCGTAAACCCGATGCCGTCGCCGGCGGTCGACTTATCCTCAACCTGCCTTCGGGTGCTTCTCAGAGCCGTACCATTCAGGCGGTAAATGGTAGATCAGTTACGGTGACGACTGCTTACAGCGAGACGCCACAGACGGAAGCTGTCTGGGTTGTTGAGTCAGGTGAGCTATATGCACAGCAATATCGCGTTGTGAGCGTAAGCGATAATGGTGATGGTACTTTTTCGATCTCAGGTGCCTGGCATGATCCGGATAAGTATGCCCGCATCGATACCGGAGCGGTCATTGACCAGCGACCGGTTAGCGTCATTCCCCCTGGAAACCAGACTCCACCGGCCAACATCGTAATCAGCTCTTTCTCGGTGGTGCAGCAGAACATCAGCGTTGAAACCATGCGGGTGAGCTGGGATCAGGCGCTGAATGCTATCGCCTATGAAGCTCAGTGGCGACGCAACGACGGGAACTGGGTTAACGTGCCTCGCAGCTCTACGACGTCATTCGACGTGCCCGGTATTTATGCCGGTCGCTATCTGGTGCGTGTTCGTGCCATCAATGCCGCTGAAATTTCCTCCGGGTGGGGCTATTCAGAAGAAAAAACGCTGACCGGGAAAGTGGGCAATCCGCCGAAGCCGGTGGGCTTCATCGCTTCCGAAAACGTGGTGTTTGGTATCGAGCTGAACTGGGGCTTCCCGGCGAATACCGACGACACGCTGAAGACGGAAATTCAGTACAGCCTGACCGGCAGCGATGACGATGCCATGCTGCTGGCCGACGTGCCTTACCCGCTGCGCAGATATCAGCAGATGGGACTTAAGGCCGGGCAGATTTTCTGGTACCGCGCGCAGCTGGTGGACCGTACCGGCAACGAATCCGGGTATACCGACTGGGTCCGCGGCCAGTCCAGTATTGATGTGTCGGATATCACCGATGCGGTACTCGGGCAGATTAAGGATACCGAGCTGTTCAAGGACCTTATTGAAAACGCTGTGGACGGCAGCGAGAAAATTGCTGGCATGGCCGACGATATTAAGCAGAACGCAGATCAGCTGGAGCTGCAGGCGCAGGCTATCAAAGAGAGCTCTGATGGCCTGGCGCAGGCTGAGGTGAAGATTGACGAACTGTCTGTCTCTATGGACGGAATGACCGGGGGGGTCAAAAATTCCTCGATAGCCATCATTCAGAACAGCCTGGCGCAGGTCACAAGCCGTCGATCTCAGACTGCCTCGAATGCCGGGAACAGCGCCAGCATCGACCGTATCGACACCACCATCGCAGATACCAGCCAGGCGGTTGCCCGCGCGCTGGTGACGCTGGATGCCTCCGCCGGCGGCAATGTCTCCAGCGCAACGGATCTGACAGAGACACTTGCCAGCTTCACTCAGGCCTCGGCCACGAAAATCAATTCCCTGACGGTGACGGTAAACGGCCAGCAGGCGTCAATCATCCAGAATGCTCAGGTTTCGGCCGACATCAACAATAACCTGAATGCGATGTACAGCATCAAGGTGGGCGTTGATGCCGCTGGCCGCCAGTACGCTGCGGGCATGGGGCTCGGTGTGCAGAACACCCCATCTGGCATGCAGTCGCAGGTCATTTTTCTGGCCGACCGTTTCGCTGTGATGTCGCAGGCAGGCGGAACGGTGAGCCTGCCATTCGTTATCCAGAACGGGCAGACCTTCATCCGGGATACGTTCATTCAGGACGGTTCCATTGAGAACGCCAAAATCGGGAATTATATCCAGTCCAATAACTATGTTGCTGGCTCTGCTGGCTGGAAGCTTGATAAAGGGGGAACATTCGAAATTAACGGTGTGGCCGGAGGCGGGAGGATGCTGATATCGAGCACCCTTATCCGCATATATGACAGCAATAACGTGTTGCGTGTAAGAATGGGGTTATGGTGATGCCACAGGGCTTACAGTGCTGGGATGATAACGGTCGCGTTGCCGTAGATTTGAGTGATTATGCGATTCGTTATATGGGAAGCCTGTCTGTTTCGCTGGCTTCAGGTGAAACGCAAAAAAACGTTGCCTTTGCAGGAGCGACTCAGGATGGTTCCTTTGCCACCATCGTTTCAACGGGTCCTACAGTTAACGAATATTTCTGCCGCGCTTATAACGGCGGCATTACTTTGTATTATCTGCCCAGCAAAGGCAGCGCAGCAATCACACTTAACGTGGAGGTATATAACTTTCAATGAGTGGATTCGAGGTATACAACAATTCCGGTAAGCTGCTGGTGGACTCACAGAATCGATCAACCCTTTTTTACGATAAACGTACATTGGGTGCTGTCACGGACAAGGGGTTCTATGAGATTACCAGCCCATTTGGAAATGGCAGCACGCTCGGGTTTACGCCGCAGTCATTCTGGAATGATGGTCGGTTAAGGTGGTTGCAACTGGGGACGAACAAATACGGCTTACCCGGTGCTGATATTCTGGAAGACAATGCGGGTAGCATGATCCGAACGGCGCGGAATATAGGCATGCAGAGCGGCTATCTTGACGTGTTTGATAGTGCAGGAAATCTTATCTGGAGTGCTGCCTCAGCTTCGAAGATGCCGAGGGTGGTTGGTTTTTTTGATGTACCAGCAAACTATGACCTGCAGAACAATACTTTTTCAGTCAGTCTTAGCTTCGTCCCTTGGATACTTGTGAATAATTGTCCGGGAAATGTCAGCGATGATGGAACAGTTACAGGTTATTCAGGCATTGCGCTCAAATGGACAGGCTCGCAGCTTCAGGGAAGGTATATCTCAAAAAATCAGCGCAACTGGAGCCAGACGTTTCAGGGGCGGGGGCTAAGGATCCCCATCGCTCAGTTTGTTGGGGTTTGATACTGGTGGGACGCGGGGATATTGCGTGGCAAGCATATTTTGCCTTACTCCTCTCGCGGGCTCGAAATGATAAACGATATCGAGTTTATCTATTTTTTTGTAGCAAATATTACTGATCCGCTTATTAACATGGCGGCTGAAAATTCCATTGCTGGTGTCTGAAATAACTTCGACCTCTTTGGTAGAGCAGTCAATATTTACATGAATATCGCCACCCAAGGATAAACGAGCAGCATCAACGGGATAATCCATCTGAAAAGCGTTATCTGTGTGTTTAGCAGTACATCCAGACAGCAGCAAAAGAGCTACAGCACATAAAATTTTCATCTCAACATTCCTCTGTATGGGGAATTTACATTTTATTTGAGTTTAAAAAATAGTCAGATTGATATGAGCGATCAATTTTACATGTTTGATCGTTTTAAACGATCGTTATTATCGTGAGGTAGTTCATGCTTTATAACAGCGGCACCATCGCAATTAACGGAAATACGGCAACTGGCACCGGAACAAACTGGACTGCACCAGCCAGCCAGGTTCGCGCTGGCCAGACGATTATCGTCATGTCTAATCCGGTGCAGTTGTTTCAGATTTCATCCGTAAACAGCGCCACGTCATTGACGGTTACGCCTGCTGCTTCCCCGGCGCTGAGCGGCCAGAAATATGGAATTCTTGTCTCGGACATTATCTCGGTTGATGGGCTGGCACAGGCTATGTCTCAACTCATTAAAGAGTATGACGAGAATATTAGCGGATGGGAGGCATTTGCCACCACTACAGCAAATCAGAACATCACCGTCACCATCAACGGTGCCACCGTGAACATTCCAGGAATTGGAGGGCTGGCCCGAAAGGGGACAAATAGCGATATTACTGAGCTGAAAGGCCTGACAACAGCTATCACGCTTGCTCAGGGCGGTACCGGCGCAAAGACGGCAGCAGGAGCACGCACCAGTCTGGGGCTGGGAAGTATGGCCACCCAGAGTTCTGACGCGGTAAACATAACTGGTGGATCCGGGACATTCACCAGCCTTAGCTCTGACGCGGTGACCATCACCGGTGGAACAGCTTCTCTTGGCACTATCGAGACAAAAGCGGGTGCGGAGCAGCCACTGGTAATACGCACCAATCCGAGTGGGCTTGGGTATATACGTTTCAGGGATGCGTCTGAAAATCCACTGGCTTATCTGGGATTCGGGGCGAGTGGTGCCCAGCACTTTATTCTGGCGAGCAACATCGGAGGAAACAGCGTCACGCTGAATACTACCGGCGCTGTGACAGTAAAAGCAGGGGGCGCTAACTACGCTTTCCAGACAAACGGAACCGCTACAGGGCAGCTGTGGCAGAGCACATCCGATGTCAGGATCAAGAAGGATATAAAGCCCATCACCAATGCGCGTGAGGTAATCAGTGCAATCACCGGGTATACCTTCAAGAAGAGATACAACCTCTATGAAGTCGCCGAACCGCTTTATACCGAAGAGGCGGGGATCCTTGCCCAGGAGCTTGAGCTGGTGGCTCCGGAAGCCGTCTCAAAAAATGATTTCGGCGCCCACGACCTCGAAAACAATCCGATTGATGATTTACGCGCGGTCAACTATGCGGGGATCACACCCTACCTGATAGAGCTGGCGAAGCTACATGAGGCCGAGATTACTGATTTGAAGGGAGAAATGGCACAGCTTAAGGCGCTCGTGTCTGCGCTGGCGCAGGGCTCTTGAATAAAAAAGCCCCGGCGACGGGGCAGTTACATTCCGTGCCTGTCTGGTGCAGGCGACGGGCTGTACTAATTTTAGACGATTTTTAAATTTCACTTTAGTAAATTCGATTACGGTTCAATCTGTTGACAAATCTCTTTGCCGCTTCGCCTTGATAAGCTACGAAATACAAAATACTGTATATTTAAACAGTAATTAAGCGAGGCTACTATGACACATTCTCTATTTTCCATCAGCGGTCTGAATCCGCAGGCGCATTACATAGAAATCGGCTCGGACGTTCTGGCTGTGGAGCAACGTGCCGAACCTGACGCCGGCTCTATGCTGCTGATAGCTTTCATGGGTCGCCGACAGGTCGCGCGTTTATGCGGCGGTGTGTTGATCACGGAAGAGGGCGAAGCTATAGAGGGTGATGCTCTGGATGACGTGGAAATGCTTGGCGTGGTTACCCACATCATTCGCCCGGCAGCCTTCGATAATTATCCGGTGATGTGATGTTTGCCCTCGTCGATGCCAACTCATTTTATGCGTCGTGCGAACAGGCGTTCCGGCCCGAGCTTGATCATGTTCCTGTGGTTGTGGCGTCGAACAACGACGGCTGCGTTATTGCCCGGTCAGCGCTCGCTAAAAAGCTGGGCATCAAAACCGGCGATCCGCTCTTCAAGAATGCAGAGTTTTTCCGCCGGAACGGGGTGGTTTGCTTCAGCTCGAATTATGAATTGTACGGGGATATGAGCCACCGGCTTATGTCGACGCTCGAAGAGATGTGCCCCAGGGTATTTGTTTACAGCATCGACGAGGCTTTCTGCGATCTGACCGGTGTGCGGAACTGTCGCGATCTGACGGACTTCGGGCGTGAGATTAAGCGGACGGTTTACCAGCGCACGTTGTTGCATGTCGGCGTTGGCATCGCCCCTACAAAGACGCTGGCCAAGCTGGCGAATCACGCCGCGAAGACATGGAAGGCAACTGGCGGCGTGGTAGATTTATCAAACGTTACTCGCCAGCGAAAGCTGATGGCACTGCTGCCTTGTAATGAGGTCTGGGGAATAGGCTCACGTATCAGTAAGAAGCTGGCGGCGATGGGAATAAAAACAGCACTGCAGCTTGCTGATGCCGATATCCGCTTCATCCGCAAACACTTCAGCGTGGTGATAGAGAGAACGGTGCGCGAGCTGCGCGGGGAATGTTGCCTGGAGTTCGACGAGTTTCAGCCGGCGAAGCAGGAGATCTGCTGCAGCCGGTCTTTTGGGCAGCGCGTCACCGACTATACGGAAATGCGGCAGGCCATTGTGAGTTATGCCACGCGTGCGGCAGAGAAGCTGCGCGGCGAACATCAGTTCTGCCGGTATGTGTCTGCTTTCGTTAAAACCTCGCCTTTTGCGCTTGATGAGCCCTATTACGGCAAGCATGCCGGAACAAAGCTCTTAACCCCTACACAGGACACACGCGACATTGTGGCCGCTGCTGTGCGATGCCTTGATGCGGTCTGGAAAGATGGTCACCGGTACCAGAAAGGCGGGATCCTCCTGGGTGACTTTTTCAGCCAGGGTGTGGCACAGCTGAACCTTTTTGACGACACCGCACCGCGAGCAAACGCCACGGCGCTAATGGATATTCTGGACTCAGTGAATCAGCGGAACGGTCGGGGCACGCTGTTTTTTGCGGGGCAGGGGATAGAGAAGAAGTGGCAGATGAAACGGGAGATGCTGTCGCCCCGCTGGACCACCCGACTGACGGACGTGCCGAGGGTGTTTTAGCAGGTGAAATCGCTGCTTAAAGGCGGTGAATCAGGACAGGGGTTTTACCTTCATTTTACCTTAGTTTTACCTTTCACAATTTTCAGGCATAAAAAAACCAGCCGTAAGAGGCTGGTTTAATTAGGGATTTTTGGTCGGCACGAGAGGATTTGAACCTCCGACCCCTGACACCCCATGTTAGTCAGCGGAAGGACTACCCAGGTAAGCCATATAAGCGTTGATCATCGCTTCAGCTTTATGATGGGTATTTCCCATAGCCATCAAAGTATCCAGGGGATGTGCTCCTCGACGCATTGTTTTACTAATTGCCCATAACAAATAACCTAAAGTAACAGGTGATGAATCTTTTATGGCATTGAATGCGTATGAATCATTAATGACTTTATATTGAGGGTTCCTCTTATTATCTTCCTCCACCGCAGCGCGTAATTCTGCGGTCCAGTTAGATGTAAAAGAGCTGCTTTGATGCTGCTGAAATCTAGCTATACCGGCAAGATGATCCCTTGCTGCTTCAAGCTCTGCGCGTAAAGCTTCGATTTCGTGGTTTGATTCGTTAATTTTTTTATCGACAGGACCTAGCGCTTTTAACAGCTCTAACAGTGAGTTTTCGTATAATTCCTCAGAAGTAAAATCACCATATCTTTTTCCATAAAGAAAACCCGGCATCTCTACTTGCTGAAGCATTAGAGGTAAAAGTATTACCCTTTTCTCAGCAATTTCTCTATTGGAGCTTATATCTAATTCTCGCTGAACCCACGTACTTCCTATAGAGTTCTGGGAAAGCACCACAGCAACAAAATCGACTTTGTCTAGTCCGTCCCTAATTTTTTCAATCAGAGAGTCGCCGATATTGATTTCTGCTTCATCAAGCCAAACAACATGTCCATTTGCTTGTAATGATGCTGAAAGGCGCCGAACGAAGGGTTTGTCGGCGGAATTGTGACTAAGAAACACGCTTGCCATGCTTAATCCCTCATGCTTGAACGAAACAAAAAAGCCCGCATATGCGGGCTTTAATGTCACTTGGGAGCCGCGGCTCCTTTGCGTATCCTTTTTTGTCCCTTTGGTGTCCGGTCACCGTCCGGGATAAGTGGCTAACTTACTGTTTTTTAAGACTCCGTCCTGCCACTGTCCATGTATATTTGGTGGAGCTGGCGGGAGTTGAACCCGCGTCCGAAATTCCTACATCCTCGGTACTACATGCTTAGTCCGTCTTTACATTCGCCGGCCAGCTGCGGAAGGACACGCCACTGACAGACTAGCCTG